CCGTCACCGGCGTCGAGGCCGACGGCACTGGCATGACGCTGCTGCGCCTGCAGGAAGCCTGACATGGCCGACCACTTGCACAAGCAGATCCGCGCCGCCCTGGTGACCAAGCTCACCGGGCTGACGACCACCGGCGCCCGCGTCTACGCCAACCGCCTGCAGCCGATGCAGGACGCCAACCTGCCAGGGCTGCGCATCTTTGCCGCCGAGGAACGCTCCGAGCCCGTCACGCTCGCCGATCCGCATGTCCAGTCGCGCGAGCTGGTCGTGGTCATCGAGGGCTGCAGCAAGAAGGTCAGCGGCCTGGACGACGAACTGGACCTCATCAGCAAGGAGGTCGAGACCGCGCTGGCCGCCGGCATCACGGTCGGCACGGCCAACCTGGCCGCGTACTACACCGGTATGAACTACGACGACGAGCAGCTCGATAAGCCTGTCGGCGTCAAGCGCATGACGTTTTCCATCCCGTTCCGCGCCATGAGCAATGCGCCGGACGTTCTGATCTAGCGAAAGGAGCCTGACCATGCCTACCCCCATCGTCCCGCAGGGCACGAAGATCTACATCGAAAGCGCCCGCGGCGCCGCCCAGGCGCTTTCCGCCATCACCAAGGCCGACCCGCCCGTGCTCACTTACGCCGGCTCCGATCCGGCCAATGGCAGCTACCTCATCCTCAAGGAAATGCTCGGCATGACCGAGTTCGAGGACGCCGTCATCAAGGTGGCCAATGTCGACACCGGCGCGAACACGCTGGAAGCGGAAGACCAGGATGCCACCGCCTTCGGCACCTTCGTCTCCGGCAACATGTATCCGGTCACCTTCGGCACCGAGCTGACCATCGCCACCGGCTTCTCCACCAGCGGCGGCGAGCCGCAGTACGCGACCTACATGTACCTGTGGGACACCATCGAGCGCCGCAAATTCACCCACGTCTCCGCAGTCGGCATCGACCTGCCCGTCATCTTCGACCCGGCCGACGCCAACTACCAGACGCTCTACAACCTGGCCCGCACGGACGCCACGCTCGCCGTCAAGTTCCTATTCAAGAACGGCGTCGAGATGCTCACCTTCGGCAACTTCGGCGGCGCCGGCATGCCCTCCGCGGGCGATGCACGCCAGGTGATGCAGGCGCGCTTCTCGGTCAACCCGACGAGCAAACCGTTCTTCGTGCTGCCGTAACCGATTGCGGGCGGCAGCGGCTGGAAGTCTCCACGCCGCGCCGTCTTGGCCCTGGATGGCCGCCGCCCGCAACCTGACGCAGGGCCGCTATGAAAGGGCCACGCATGTTCAAGCTTCAACCGAACCCGAGCTTCTGGGCTAAGGTGCCCATCACCATCCCCGGCCAGTCGAAGCCGGAGGAAATCGAGCTGGAATTCCTCTACCTGCCGGAAGACGAGCGCCGCGCGCAGCTCGACGGCAAGACCACCGACGAAATGTTGTCCTTGCTGGTCAAGGACTGGCGGGACGTCGACACCGCCTTCAGCGCCGAGAACTTCCAGCGCTTCCTGAAGAACTACCCGCGCGCACGTCTCGACGTGCTGGAGACCTACAACCGTGAGCTCTACGAGGCCCGCGCAAAAAACTCATAGGGGCGGCCCGCTGGTGGTGGTCCGGCGAGCGCCCCAAAACGCTGGAGCAATACCTGGCGGACGGCTACCCGTACAAGGTCGCCGCCTTCATGGCGGCGAACCCGCCGGCGGCATTCGATGTCTTCCCGGAAAACTGGCTGCCGCTGCGCGTCTTTCTCGCCATGGAGACGCAGTGGCGCACCAATCCGCGCGGGCAGATGACCGGGCTCGACTACACCGCGCTGGCGGCCGTGCGGGAAGGGTTGGCGATCGCGCCGGAAGCCTGGCCGCCCCTCTTTGCCGACCTGCAGCTGATGGAAGACGAAGCGCTCGCAGCCTATTGGGAGCAAGCCGGTGCTGAGCCTTGATCCGGTAGAAGTCAAATTCCTCGCCGACATGTCGCAGCTGAAGCGCGACGTCGACGAGATGAAGCGCATTGTCGGCGATGGCGTCAAGCAGAGCGCCGACGGCGCCGCCGCCGCCGCGGCCGGCGGCATCGAATCGGCGCTCTCCGGCGTCGTCGGCAAGCTCGCAGGCATTGCCAGCCTGGCCGGACTGCAGCAGACGCTCTCCGCCGTGCACGGTGCCGCCCTCGAGGCAGAGAAATCCCAGCTCCTGCTCTCCGGCGCGCTGAAGTCCACCGGCTACGCCGCCGGGCTGACGAAAAAGGAAGTCGAAGGCCTGGTGCAGGAACTGACCAACTCCAGCAACTTCGACGACGAATCCCTGCGCTCGGCCGCCGCCGCGCTGCTGCGCTTCCGCGACATCCAGGGCGACACCTTCCGCGAAACCCTGCGTCTCGCCCCGGACGTTGCCGCCGCGCTCGGCACCGACATCGTCGACGCCGCCCGTCAGCTCGGCCGCGCCGTGAACGACCCCGCCACCGGCATGCGCGGCCTCAAGTCCGCCGGCATCGCGCTCAACGAGACGCAGATCGAGCTTGCCAAGAAGCTGCGCGACTCAGGCGATGCCGCAGGCGCCGCCCGGATTGCACTCGACGCCGTGCGAAACTCGGTCGCCGGCCAGTCGGCAGAATCGAAGCAGGGCCTGCTCGGCGGCACCATCGAACTCAAAAAAGCCTGGGGCGAACTGCTCGAGGCCTTCGGCAACACCGAGAGCTACCGGGCCAGCTCGAATTCATTCCTCACCGGCCTGACCGAGAAGATCCAGCTGCTGCAGCAGGTGGTCGAAGCCGGCAGCGGTTCCGTCAGCAACTACATGATGGAGCTGGTCGGCATTCGCGCACCCGGCGAGCAGAAAAAGCGCGAACAGGACGAAACCGCCGCCCGTGCCGTCGCTGAACAGGCCGAGCGCGCCAAGGCCGAGGCCGGCAGCAAGCGGCGCGACGACGAGCGCGCCGAAGAAGCCCGCGCTGCCGCCGCACGCAAGGCCGCCGAAGAAGGCAAGAAGCTCACCGAGCAATACAACGACCTGATCAAGTCGATCCGCGAAAAGACCGCCGCCTCCGCGCTGGAAGCCCAGCAGGACCAGCAGCTCACCGAAGGCCAGAAGCTCGCCGCCCGCCTCATGGCGGATCTGCGCGACGGCACGCTCAAGCTCACCGAGGCCCGCAAGATCGCGCTCACCGCCGAGCTGGAAACCCTCATCGCCAGCGAGCGCGCCGCTGCCGCCCGCAAGGAGTTCCTCAAGCAGAACGAAGAAGAGCGCAAGGCCGAAAACGAACGCATCCAGACCCAGTTCAAGGCCATCGACAGCCTCGACGAACAGATCAAGAAGGAACGCGAGCACAACGAAGAGATCGGCCTCACCAAAGAGCAGCTCGACGCCCTGCGCCTGGCGCGCATGGACGACACCGTCGCCATCCGCGAACGTCAGCTTGCCCAGGAGATCGCCACCAACGGCGAAACCGCCTACGCCGAAGCCCTGCGCATCCAGATCGAGCAGCTGCGCGAACTGCGCAACCTCTCCGCCAGCAGCCAGGTCAAGCAGGTGGCGGCGGACGCCGCCAAGAAGGCCGAGGAAGACTGGAAGCGCACCTCGGAGAACATCGAGCGCAGCCTCACCGATGCCCTGATGCGCGGCTTCGAAGGCGGCAAGGACGCCGCGCAGAACTTCCGCCAGGTGCTCTGGAACATGTTCCGCACCCTGGTGCTGCAGCCGCTCCTGAAGCCCATCGTCGAGCCGATGGCGCAGGCCATGAGCGGGCTTGGCCAGGCGATGCAGCAGGCCATTTCCGGCGCCTTCACTGGGGGCGGCTCCTACCCCTACGGCGGTGCCGCATTCGACGTCGGCAACATGAGCGCCAACGGCAACGCCTTCGACTCGGCCGGCGTCGTGCCCTTCGCCCGCGGCGGCGTCGTCTCCCGCCCAACCCTGTTCCCCTTCGCCAAGGGGACTGGCCTCATGGGCGAAGCCGGCCCCGAAGCCATCATGCCGCTGCGCAGGGGGCGCGATGGTCGGCTGGGGGTGGAATTGGCCGGCGCCACTTCTTCCGGCGAAGTCAACGTCACCGTCAACAACTACACCTCCGCCCAGGTTGAAACGCGGTCCAGCTCGGTCGATGGCCGGCAGGATCTCGTCGTCATCATCCGCGACACCATGCGCGGGCTGGTGGGCGGCGGCGAGCTGGACGGCGTCATGGGTGCCTCATACAACGCCCGGCGCGCTGGGGTGCTTCGTGGCTAACTGGCCCGCCACCCTGCCGCAGCAGGTGCTGCTCGACGGCCATTCCGAGGGCGTGCCGGACACCGCCATGCGCACGCAGATGGATGCCGGCCCGGCCAAGCTGCGCCAGCGCACCACCACCGCGGTGCGGCCGATCGCAGCGGCCCTGTTGCTCACATCCGCCCAGGTGACGACGCTCGACACCTTTTACGTCAGCACATTGTCCGGCGGCACGCTGGATTTCGACTGGGAGCACCCGCGCACCAAGGCGGCGGCCACCTTCCGCTTCACCGCGCCGCCGACCTATGTGCCGCTGGGCAACGGCCTCTGGCGCACCGCGCTGGCGCTGGAGATGATGCCGTGAGGACGCTGTCGTCCACCGCCCAGGCCGCCATCGCCGCGGCCCAGACTGGCGAAGCCTTCCTGGTGCTGCTCACGCTCGACCACGACGATCTCGACGCGCCGATCCGCGTCACCTCGGATGCCGTCGCCACCGTTTCACGCGGAGAGACCTTCTCGCCGTTCCCATTCGAAGTTGCGCTGCCTTCCGAACGCGACGACCAGCTCGCCGGCGTGCGGCTGGTGATCGACGCGGTTGACCGCTCGATCATCATCGCCCTGCGCGATCTCACCAGCGCGCCGACCGTGACCATGGAAGTGGTGCTCGGCTCGACGCCCGACACGGTCGAGGCGGGGCCGTTCGAATACACGCTGAAGAACGCGACCTACAACGCGCTGACGGTGGAAGGCGACCTCGCCTTCGAGGATGTGCTGAATGAAGCCTTCCCGGGGCAGAGCTTCGTGCCCTTCACTCACCCGGGGCTTTTCTCATGAGCTGGATTCCGGCACCGGAAGCGCATGTCGAAGCCGGCGTAGTCGGCCCAGGGGCGGGCCGCGTCGATCATGACGGCCTCGCCGCCGCAGTGCGACGCGGCGCGTCGTCTTCCGACTTCCATGAATTCCTGTCGAGTTTCGATCTCGTCGGGCAGCCAGCGAAAGCCGAAATTTGCGACCAGCACGTCGAAGCTGCCGTCGGCCTGAGGCTTGACGGCGACGGTGAAGGTGTGCGGGCCGTAGGCGACCTCCTCGACGGGCCCGTCGCCGTACTTGAACGGCATGCAGCCGGCGAGCAGGGCAGTGGCAATCACAATGATGCGGCGCATGTTCTCGGCTCCAATGACGGGTGGATCACAGCATACATCGGCATCCCCTTCCTTGAAAAGGGCCGCACCCGCGCCGGCCTGGATTGCTGGGGCCTGATCCGCCTGGTGTGGCTCGAACGTCTCGGCGTGGCGCTGCCGCTGTGGTGCGAAGGCTATGCCGCGACCGACCCCTGCGACGAGACCGCCGGCCACCTGGCCGGCTGCGCCCGCGCCTTCGCCGAGATCCCGGCCGGGCAGGAGCGCCCGGGCGACATCCTGCTCTTCCGCACCGGCCAGCTGCTGAGCCACGTTGGCCTGTGCATCGGCCGCGGCGAAATGCTGCACATCCTGGAGGGCATCGACAGCTGCACGCAGAACTACCGCTCGCCGATGTGGGCGCGCCGCCTGATGGGGGTGTACCGTGTCTGAGCCGGTCCGCCTGATCTGCCTGCCGCACCCCTTCAGCCTCGCCGATCGGCGCATCGTCGAGCTGCCCTTCGAGAAGGCCAGCCTCGCCGCGCTCGCCGAGCGCGAAAACATGACCGAAGGCCACGTGCTGGCCCTGGTCGGCGGCACCGAAGTGCCGCGCGCCTGGTGGCCGCACCTGGCGCCCAAGCCCGGCGTCGAGATCATCCTGCGCCGCGTGCCGACCGGCGGCGGGGGCAACAAGAACCCGCTGGCGACCGTCCTGTCGATCGCTAGTTTCTTTGTTCCTCTGGCGTGGGGGCCTGCGGTGGCCGGCCTTACAGGCGTCGGCTGGTACGGCGTCCTCGCCAAGGGCGCGCTCTTCCTCCTCAGCTCCGCCCTCTCGCGCCCCTCCACCCAGCGCCTCGGCTCCAGCGCGCAGGCGCAGGACCCGACCGCCTACCGCGTCACGGGCGGCTCCAACAAGGTCACGCCCTACGGTGTCGTGCCGCGGGTGTATGGCCGCATCCGCGTCTTTCCGCCGTATGCCGCCCAGCCCTACACCGAGCTGGCCGGCGGCAAACAATACCTGAACCTGCTGTTCGATTTCGGCTACGGCCCGCTGAAGTTCGAGGATTTCCGCATCGGCGCCACGCCGCTGGCGAACTTCTCCGGCGTCGAAATGGAAGTGCGCCCCGGGTATTCCACCGATGCGCCGATGACGCTCTACCGCAATGACGTCGCCCCGCAGGCGCTCTCCATCCTCGTCAAGCAATCCACCGGCCAGCGCGTCATCGTCACCACGCAGGATGCCGACGAAGCCACGCTCGACTTCGTCTTCCAGTCCGGCCTCGTCACCTACGACGAAGAAGAGGGCACCCGCCTGCAGCGCACGGCGCGCTATCAGGTCGACTATCGCGTGGCCGGCTCCGGCGGCGCCTGGCTTGATGCCGGCGTGCAGGGCAATGCGCCGGTAGCGTCGACCGCCGCCACGCTGATCGGCAGCTCCGCCACGAGCAAGACCTACCGCACCGATTTGGCGACGATCGGCAAGATCGACCTCAAGTTGCAGGTCGATGCCGGCGACGAATGGCGCATCAGCACCCGCAGTTACGGCGCCACCTCGTGGGTGCAGCAAGCGACCGTGCTGTCATATGAGGAGTATTGGGGCGAATACTACGGCACGCAGATCATCGACAAGACCGGCCCGCGCACCGTCAACCTCGTCGTCACGCCGTCCGCGCGCACCGAGGTCCTCATCGAACAGGCCCCCTGGACGCCGGCCGCCAAGGCGCCGACCATCCTGTCCGTCAACTACCACTACATCGACGCAGGAACCTACGACTTCACCGCCAGCCAGGGCACGCCCTACATGTGCGGCGCGCGCATCCTCTTCCCAGCGCGCGGGCAGTACGAAGTGCGCGTGCAGCGCGTCACCGCCGACACCGCCGTCGACACCATCCGCGACGAACTCACCTGGGTCGGCCTCAACGGCATCACCTACCGGCCGCCGGTGGCGGTCAGCGGCCACGCCCTGATCGCCCTGCGCATCCAGGCCACCGAGCAGTTGAACGGCATCGTGCAGGAACTCAGCGCCGTCTGCACGGCGCTGCTCAAGACGTGGGACGGCAGCGCCTGGACTGACTACGTCGAGACCCGCAACCCGGCCTGGGCCTACGCCGACATCCTGTGCGGCACCGCCAACGCCCGCGCGCTCGACCGTGGACGTCTGGACGTCAACGCCATCAAGGCCTGGGCCGACGACTGCGACACCGCCGGCCGCCAGTTCAATGCCGTCATCGACTTCCGCACCACCGTCTTCGAATTGGCGCGCGACGTCGCCAGCGTCGGCCGCGCCAGCTTCCACATGCGCGACGGCCTGTATTCCGTCGTTCAGGACAAGGCGCAGACCGCGCCGCGGCAGCACTTCACGCCGCGCAACTCCTGGGGATTCTCCGGAGAGAAGCGCTTTGTCGACATGCCGCACGGCATCAAGTGCCGCTTCCTCAACCGCGACAAGGACTGGCAGCAGGACGAGCGCATCGTCTACGACGACGGCTATTCGGATGCCAATGCCACCCGTTTCGAAGTGCTCGAACTGTTCGGCGTCGACAACGCCGACCAGGCATGGCAGGACGGCCGTTTCCGCATCGCCTGCGCCCGTCTGCGGCCCGAGGAATACCGCCTCTATGCCGACGTCGAGCACATCGTCTGCAACCGCGGCGACCTCGTCAAGGTCAGCCACGACGTCCCGCTGTGGGGGCAGGGCTACGGCCGCCTGAAAACCGTCACCCTCAACGGCAGCTCGGAAGCCACCGCCGCCACGCTCGACGCGCAGATCGTCATGGAGTCCGGCAAAAGCTATGTGCTGCGCATCCGCAAGGCTACCGGCGCCAGCGTGCTGGCCGCCATCGCCACCGTCGCCGGCGGCCAGACCGCCGTCACCTTCCCGACGCCGATCCCGGCCGCCGCCGCCCCCGCCGCCGGTGACCTCTTCCTCTTCGGCGAACTCGGCGCGGAGAGCGCCGACCTGCTGGTGGTCTCCATCGAGCCGCGCTCGGACCTCTCCGCGCTGATCCGCCTGGTCGACGCCGCCCCGGCCGTGCACCTGGCCGACCAGGGCGCCATCCCGCCCTTCGACAGCCAGATCAGCCTGCCCGCCACCTGGCGGCGCGCCCCGGCCATTCCCGTCTTCGTCCGCGTCGCCTCCGACGAGGAAGCCATCATCCTCACGCCGGATGGCGGCTACCTCAACGCCATGCAGGCGACGCTCACCATCCCCTCCGGCGGCGCCGTGCCGGCCACAAACGTGCAGGTGCGCTGGCGCCAATCCGGCGAGACAAGCTGGTCGGCTGCCGCGAACTACCCGGCGGCCTCGCCCATCGTCGTCACCATCTCCGACGTGCAGCAGGGCGTCACCTACGAGATCTCCGCGCGCAGCCTTGGCGCCGTCGGCGAGACGAGCGACTACACCAGCACCACGCACACCGTCGTCGGGCCGACGGCCGTGCCGCCGGACTGCTCCAGCCTGCTCATGCGCAACCAATCCTTGATCTGGTCGCATGCCCAGCCCCGCGACCATGCCGGATACCGTGTGCGCTTCCATGCCGGCACCACCCGAGACTGGACAAGCGCCGCCGCAGCGCACATCGGCTTGATCACCGCCGCGCCCTTCGATGTTTCCGGCCTCACATCCGGCGGCGGCACCATGACCTTCATGGTCAAGGCGGCGGACCTGGCCGGCAACGAATCCGCCAACGCCGTCGCGCTGACCGCTAATCTCGGCGATGCCATCGTCAGTAATGTCCTTCTCCAGCATGACTTCCATCCGGCCTTCGCCGGCACCATCGAGAACGGCAGCGTCGTGGCCGGCGTGCTCGAGGCCGACGACACCGGCGGCCTGTTCTGGGGTTCCGGCACGGCAAAGTTCTACGGCGGCGCCGCCGGCCTTTTCTGGCAGGCGAGCTACCTCGAGCTCCGTTACACGGCGACGCTCACGCCGACGTCCGCCGAATCCGGGCCCGGCCGCATCCTGCTCGACAGCATGATTGCCGGCAACGGCTACAAGCTGGAATGGAAGAGCACCGGCTCGCAAAACCAGTTCTGGAGCGGCGGCGGCGACTTCTGGGGAGCTGCCGCAAACGCATTCTGGACAGATTCGCCTGATTGGTCGCCCTGGCCTGGCGAAGTCTCGCCCATTCCGAACATCGAGCTGCAGTTTCGCGCCACCGCCTATGCCGGCATCCGGCAGGGCGCGATCAGCGCATTCAGCATCGTCCTTGACGTGCCGGACGTCATCGAGGAACTCGAGGATGCCGCCATCTCGTCGGCCGGCACCACGCGCCTGCCGATCACCAAGACCTTCCGCGCCATCAAGTCCGTGAAGCTCACGCTGCAGGACATTGCCACCGGCGCCATCGGCGTGAAGGCATTCGACAAGGACGAAGTTAACGGACCGCTGGTCAAGGCCTACGACGCCACGGGCGCGCTGGTCGATGCCAGCGTCGACGCCACCGTACAGGGATATTGAGAAGGAGAAAACATGGCAAATCTGCCAGCATCAGGATATTTAAGTGACGCCATCCGCTCCGAAGCCGAGATGCAGCAGGCCTTCGAGGACCAGCGCGACTTCATTTCGCAGCTGCCGGCCAGCGCCGAGGTGCAGCTCACCATCAGCGCCGGCACCATCACGCCCGCCACCCGCGGCCAGGGCAGCGTCAAGGTCGAAACAGAAGCCGCCGCCGCGAGCGACGACCTTGCCAACATCGCGCAGACCAACGTGCAGGACGGCGCGCTGCTGCTCATGCGCGCGGCGGATGCAGCCCACACCGTCGTCGTCAAGCACGCCGCCGGCGGCGCCGGGCAGCTCATGCTGCAATACGACACCGACTTCAGCCTCGACGACACCGACAAGTGGCTGCTGCTCAAGCGCGTCGGAACGAACTGGGAAGAAGTGCTGCGCAGTTATGGCAATGATCCAGCAGCCGAACGCGCGGCACTTGGGTGTACCCCATTATATGGGGCTTTTTATAAATCCGATCCCTCAACCGTCGCCTTCACCAAAACCGGCGCCGGCACGGCTCAGATCAAGGCCGGGACGAAGATCGACGTGGCCGGCACACTGGTCGAGTTCGCCAGCGCGACCAGCATCACCATGCCGACGCTCACCGCCGGGACTGATTACGCCATCTGGGTCAAGGACGATGCCACGATCCAGGCCGACGCGAGCTTCACGTCGGCGCCTGGCGCCGGCAACTGGCGCAAGATCGGCGGCTTCCACTACGCGCCAGGCGGCAACGCGACCGGCGTGGCCGGCGGCGACACGACCGCCGCGATCAACGCCTACTCGTTCTGGGACTTGAAATTCAAACCCGCCTGCCCAGACCCGCGCGGCATGGCGTTGGTGGCCGACTCGTTCTGGGCGGATATCTACCTGCTCGGCGTGGATCACCTGACCAACGGCACCAGCAAGTACAACGTCAGCATCGCAGACGGCAGCGCGCCGCCCAAGATTCCGACGAAGTTCGGCGGCAGCGGATCGAGCGCCTACAGCACGCTCAACTGGTGGGAAGCCGCCGAAGTCATGCAGTCGTGGGGCAAGCGCCTGCCGACGTATGACGAGTTCGCCGCGCTTGCCTATGGCACCACGGAAGCGCAGTCCAGCGGCGGCACCGATGTGCCAACCACGGGTGTCAATGGCACAGGCTACGCGAATACCTGGAATGAGTTC